TTTCTCTAAAAGTCCATCAATATGTTTCATAAAAAAGTCATAAATAGGCTTCTCATCATTAAATTTAATAAACATCTCTACAGTTTTAGGTGATTCCTTCAAATAATCGGGATGGGGGTTCTCCAACATCTTACGTTTATCAAACGTATTATGCTCATGAGAAAATACCAAAATAGATTTCAATGGGTCTAGTTGGATAAAAGGAATAGTGTAATCTTTCAAAAACGCACGTTCCTCGGCGAGTGCAGCGTGATCCTCATAACGAGATATCTTTAAAAGCTCGGCTTTAAATGCAAATGTCCCAGCTGTGGCATGATTCGGTCCATACGGCCCACACTGAACCATTTTCTTGATATGTTTAAAATAAATATATATCTCACTAGAGCCAGCACATAATGCTTTGGGGTCGGATTCCAGCCGTTCTACGGCATGAGAAACACGGTCAGGAGGATAATAGTCATCGTCGTCCATATAAACAATTATAGAACCTTTAACAAAACTATGCATATAGTTGCGTTTAGCACCCAAAGTCATTTTTTCTGGAACAGAAAAATAACGTATTTGTGGTATATCTGCTTTATCTACTAAATCTTTTATTTTATCAGTTCCATCGTCTACTATAATCCACTCCATTCTATTTTTGGGGTAGTCTTGGTTACGAAAGCATTTAAACATATTCTCAATAAAAGGACGGCGGTTAAATGTAGGTGTGCATATGGATACAAACGGATAAGTCTTGGTTTGAGAGCTCTTTTTCTTTCCCATTATTATTATAATAAGGTTTGTTTTTTTAATATATAACGCTAACTCTATATTTGTATATGAACAAATATACAAATATTATGGAAAACTCCTAAATTTTTCTGAACACCTATTTTGGGACGATTTATAAGTAAAAAGGCAAAATTACCATGAGCAAAGGTCTTAAATGCTTCATTTTTTACCTCTATTCTTTCGTGTGCGACAATATCTACGAGACCTTCCATTTATGTATCTACAAGTTCGCTTAGCTTTTCTACAACGACTTCTAGTTCTACTAGCGCAAGGAGTTGCGAGTTTTGCTGCCATTTTACATTATATTTATATTTTTTTAGGGGGGCTAATTCAGCATTATCCACCGGACTCCTTCGGAATCCAGAATATTTTTAAAGAATTTCCAGTGGATAAATTTGTTACTGAAAATGGTAAGGAACGTTACTTCCCGAAGGGCGGGAGGGTCAGAGACCGCAAAGCGGTCTCAACCTGGGAACCGCGAAGCGGTTCTTAGGGGTTTGAGGGGGAACCGGGGGTTCCCCCTAGCCTAATTAGGTAGCTGAGTGTGCCGCAAACTTCCCCTTTGCTCTTAATCTGAAACTATTAATGCAAAAACTAGATAACATAGCTATTAATATAGCAGTTATTACCAGTAAGCCATTTTTAAGTGGCACAGAGCTTATATTAACTGAATAGTCGTAAAATGAGAATAAAAATATAACTATGAACGCAATGTAAAATACATATGTATAAATAAAATCCATAATCACATTTATTGTTATCATTATTTTTTCAAAAAACGTATTAGGAGAACAGTCTGTCCCTATGCGTATTTGATTTTTCGTATCTTCAGCATATTTTGAAACATCTTTAAATACAGCTAGAAAACTCATTTCTACTCTACCATATAAAAATATTCCAAATAAAGAATAGATTAAAACGTAAAACAATAAAAATATACCAGCAAAAGGCAGAGATATAAATAGTATTATAATAAACCGGAAAATAATAAGTATCAAATAACTATAATAAATAGGCCCGCCAGGTAAATAATTAAATATATTAAACCAATCCATAATAGCTAACAAAATTACTATAGCATACATTATATGTGCGTATTTATTATTCATGTTCATATTTAATAAGTCAAACAAAAAAGTTTTTAAAATACCTGGATAATAGTAGAAAAACCATATTAGAAAAACAAATAATAAAATAAAACATAATGTTGCGTTTAAATATATACTTGTGTATTTAATATAGTATGCTTCAAAATAATATTCTAATGACTCCACAAACCACCAAGCAAACTGAAAAAAGAACAAGAATAAAGACTGTACCGAGTAAGTAGATAGTTTTGCATCTTCGCGTATTTTTTTTGTTGAAATGTCCGCTAATTCTACACCTTCTTTATAATATAGAACATGTTTGTAATAAAATAAAAAGAACAAATGGTATACTGTGTAACAGCTTATTAAAATAGCACCGACCCATTGGATATATTTTTTAATTAGTTGTACATCTTTGATTTGTGGTACTTCTATATAATTGGATACATCAAAATTTAATATTGATTTATATGTATTATTAATTTTCGTTCGTGTATTATTACTATCCTTTGTTTTCAACCGCCTATGGTTTTTATTCACTGTATTTTGTATAGTTTTTGATGTATTACCTAATGCTAATGCAACTACAAAAGCCATAAAGAAAAACCAGAAGTCAAACCAGCGATATATTCGTTCTATAAAAGCAATAAGCCTTTTCCTAGGGTCATCCTCGTTCCTTCCTGCATCTCCACTGTCGCAACCCTCATAGTCAGGGTCAGGGCATGTAGTATCGTCCATAAGCCCTGGTACCCAACCTTTACAATCCGGATCGCCAGGATTATCTTGACACTTAGAATTATCATTAAATCCTTCCTGTTTAGTATTATCTAAGGTATCAAAGGTTTCTATGTTTTTGAAGTTATCAAATTTCACTTTTTTGTTTTTTTTAATATTTTTCAACTTTTGTTTTGTATGTATAGTATGAAACCCCTCCTTTGTATTCGCAGACATATCTGTGTTCTCACTAAATAAATCGCTATTCCATTTTGTTTCCTTTTTTTTATCCATTTTATTTATTCTACTCTATCCATATATTATATTACCAAGGGGAACCCCCGGTTCCCCTATCTTGTATATAACATGCCACAATTACCCCCTATAAATGATAATATATTATACCTCTCTTCAAATACAGTTAAATTATAGTTATAGTCATATAGAGTCCAATTCGCCTTGTTAATACCTATAGGGTTTCCACTAGTATCGCATATAACATCAAAGGTTGAATTTAATGGATTTATAGGAGGAACATAAGTAGCTATTTCTAATTCAATATTTTTAAACTTACTTAAATTAAGAGCACCTGATGGCTGTATTTCAAATGGGCTAGTGTGTAAACCGAAATTATAACAATATAAACCTTCCTTAGCCGACCCAGCAGTTCTAACATATTTCTCTATATAATCATAAACCCCCCGCGTCAAAGTATTTTCACGGTATTCTCCATTTAATACTATTCCCATAGTTTCTAAAATATCTTTTCTATTTATTACTTGAAAATCCCCCGTTACAGTATAACCATTATTCCTACCATCAAGAGGATCAATTCCTGGTCCAAAAGCAAAACTAGGGTCATAGATATTTCCACTAGAAGATTGTTCAGCAAAAGTCAATCCACCGGGCATAGTATGATATGGCCAATTTGTATAATTACTCCACTCATTCCTTAAATTTACATCATTACGTTGTAAATAAAACATCCAATTAGCTATCATTCCATTCGAATTTAACTTGACACGTTTTGAACCAGTAACATTTGCATAGTTATATTGGAATACGTCTTTAACTAAATATACTTGGTCTTCTAGAGCAAACATTTTAGCTTCTTCTTTAGATAAAAAACAATAAGTACTCATTAAATGAATATCCGCGTTCCATATTTGTATTTTATTTTTATAATTAGTTGAAGATAAATTTACTGCTGGAGGCGTTTGTAAATATCTATACATTTGAAATCGGTCAATATTAAAATCAGGCTGAATATAAGGGCGACTATATTGTAAATCAAATACATCACGTATTTGAAATAGCTCTTGAATAGGGCGGAGCGTAACCGATATAACTAATTCGTTATATTGAAGAGATATTAATGGAAAAGCACACCCACTATTTAATGTAAACCATGTGTTTATAGGTATATATAAATCCCTACCTCTTATAGAAGGCTCAGCTCCTACACTATTAGGAGTATAATAAGTAGATGGATAACTATTCGCGCGCCCATAGACGTTTGCTGGGTCGTTTAATTCTGGCACATTACCAGTCATTTTATTGAAAAGGTCCTTTTTCTCTGCCGAAAAATCTCTCTCTACCATAGCGGCCAAATATTCACCAGAATACTGTTGTAACTTTAATGAACCACAAGTTATGGTAATGTCTTTTATCATATGTGTT